TTGTGAGATATCGTTTCCTATATATCTTTTGCATTCTATAAAATTTCTAAACCTGGCTCCCCCGCAATTCAAATCTAAAACAGTCTTGTCGCTTATATCCCCCAATTGCTTGGCCGCAATCCTGTAGCGTTCATCGAATGGTTTTGTGTTTAGATATTCCCAGGCCATTTCTTAAATCAGTTGAATGAATATTTTTAGTGTGGGGAAGGTACAGCACCTTAACTCCTAGTCCTTCTCCACTCCATTTTTTTCCTTTCCAGTCATCCCCTTTAATCAGCACATCCGGTCGATGTCTTTTGATTAAATCCTTTTTGTCTCCTTCAATGTCTATTTTGTCTATGTACCTTATTCCCCATAAATCTTCTATCCGATTGGCGAGGGGGGAAAAGGGTTCTTTGCACTTTACCTTTTTAATAAGTTCATCCGTATCAACACATACGACTATTTCCTCACAAAGGTCTTTTGCCCGTTTAAACAGCCTGATGTGTCCGGCGTGCAGAATATCCCAACTTCCGAATAACATTCCTAATTTATACTTCATAAAATATTGCTTTTTTATCCTGAGGCGTTCTCCAATCCTTCCCATAACGAATTTCAAAGTATTCTTCTTGCGGGATTGGTAGTTTTCCGTACTTTGTCTTAATCCACTGAGGTTTTAGACAAATTTCCGCTTTCATCCGAGTCCAGCCACTTTGACCGTGATTCTCAATGTTCTCTCCGTTTCGGTGGTGAAAGTAAAAATCAACAATCACATCATTTCTCATAAGCGCTACCTGCATCGGTTTTCCGTCTTCATAAATTGTTCGGATAACTTCTCCTCCAGAGGCTCTACAGGCGTCTTTTTCCACACCCGGATAATATTCCATCGCTATATCTAAATCAGTGTCGCCGGGTATAAATTCTCCGTCTCGGTATAATCCTAGGGCGGTTCCGGCTGAAATCCAGTAAGGCATTTTCAAGTCTTTCACCACGTCTTTCAGTATCTTTCCTGCGTAGTCCGGCAGGAGTTTTATGATAAAATTTCCGTTTGTTATCTCTAACATAATAGTTTTCTATATTCTTTTTCCCAACGAACCCACTCTTTGCGTATGTCCCGATTTTCCAGCAACCATTTTCTCTGTTCTCGATATGTCCTTTCTCTCAATTTGGAATCCAACACATATTTTTCAAGCGTTTCTTCCCACTTATCGTCGTTCACTAGCCACTTATCGGGAACATCTCCCTTATAGGGAAGTCTATTGGAGCAAAGAGTCATACTTCCGACTGCGACATTTTCCAAAAACTTAAGAGGACTTTTGTTGTGGTTGAATTCATTGTCCAACAGAGGCGCGATCGCAATGTCATTCCCCATATCGGCCAGTTCTTCGTAGTATCTTTCCATCGGGACGACTTTTCTCCTCTTGAAGGGAGGGTAATCGAACCCAAAAAGCTCAAAATATATGTCGTGTTTTCTTTTTAAAGAACTAATAGCGTCTTTGACTATCTCGAAATCGGGGATATGCGAGTAGCTTCCGGCATACCCTATCTTCACCTTGTCGTTCTGTTTTCTTTTGGGAAAATCCAGGGGGTTGATACAGTTGGGGAGTACGGCAATCGGTTTATCTGTAAATTGTCTAAGATGATTTTTTAAATGTTCCGTCGTGCAGGTGATTAAATCCGCTTCTTTCAACAGGTAGAAATAGGAAGGGAGATTGTCGTCTACTAATTTCCCAACTGCTCCCAAAAGCGGGTGTATTTCCTGGCTGTCGTCCAAATCGTAGACTATTTTTAGCCCTATTCTTCTGAAATGGCCCACCATATCTTCGACTGTAGTGTCGCCCGTGACCTTATCGCCCCTCATCTTTTGCACTCCGGCGATGACATTGTTAAGGACTACTATCTGGAATGCGTCTAATGGGTATTCGGTCACTCCGTCCGTAAGGCAGACGTAATGCTTCTTTCCCAGTTGCTCAAAAGGAACCTTTAGGCGTATCCACCAGCATCCGCTAAATTTTTCTTTTTGATAGCCCCTGCTAAAACACAAAATTCTCACCCTGATAACCTCTTATGGGAGGCGTGAACCAATCACGCCCCCGAAAGAGATATTAAATTGTAATCCTAACTAGACAGTCTTGATCCAGAGGTCTACCAACGCCGGTCGGCGGACATCCAAAACTTTAGCGCCATAGCAGATCAGAGATTTGAACCCGTTACCGAAGTTCAGTTCCAATTTGCAGGTCTCGGCTTTGGTCATCGCCATCGCAAACGTAATTGCAGACGGGTGTCCAGCGACACAGTGATAACCGACAGTATTGTCGCCCGTCACTTGTTCGTTGGAAATAACTTTGAATCCTCTCAATGTTCCGACGATACCGAGTTTCACCACATCCTCATACACCGAAGGCGTGTAAGGAGTAAGAATACCAGCTTGCAGGATAGTCGAGTGAATCTTGGAAGGAACTACAAGGAATCGCTCTGTCGCCGGTACAAAAGCTTCATCCAAACCTTCTTTCGCTTTCAGAATCGCGGTGTCGATCGTTGAAGAAGCAACCGTAGTCACCGCATAACCCTCAACTTCGTAGGTCTTGCCCGTAATAACTCCACCATTGTAATGAGTAGCCACATCATCCTCATCGTTTTCAATAACAATGTGAGTCGAATTAGTATAGGTTTTAACCCGATACCATTTCGTGTGTCCCAAAGCCTTGAAGCGAGCATAGGCGGAAGCAACTGTTGTAGGGAAAGTCGTTCCTGATCCGGTTACATTTCCTGACACGTCAACTGACACTGTGCCTGTTGCGTAAGTTGTGCCAGGTTTGCGTCCCGCTTTTGAATAGAGTCCGAGAACATAGGCATCCACTTTTCTTTCAATTTGGTCTCCGGCGTTCTGGATTTCTACCGACTTCACGTCGTTGGCATAGGTTTTGAAATTGTCCCAATCAAGGATTTGGAAAGCCCACGTCCAGAGTTGGTCAATTATCATAACTCCTTCTGCCTCCGTTACGGTCTCAAAACTGATGTTGGCTCCCGTATAAGCCGTGAGAGCAGGCACTCCATAGGTGAGAATATTCACCCGGTCAGCCCCGCCTCCCTTAATTTCGCCTTCGTACTTGTCGTTGGTGATCATTGGAGCGACAGCCGTCTGCTTGAATCGCTTCATTGAATTTTTGGCGAACTTTTCACCAACATTTGTTGCTAGATTAGCCATTCTTTAATTTTGCCCTGAGTCTACAATCTTTTTAACCATTCTTTCGGATTCTTGACTCTTAATTCAGCCATTTCTTCATCCGATGTTTCTTCACTTTCAGAAGAAGTCTTGTTGCCGGGCGTTACCGCGCTTTCTGCCATCTGTTTGGCAAGAGTTGCCGTCGCCTTTGACTTGCCTTCTTCCTCGGCCTTTGAAGCGGTCTGGGATTCCCTTTTGTTGATGGTCTTCAGAACATCCGAAACCAATATATCAACTCTAGGCGCTCCGTTTCCGTCATCCATCAGCCGTGCCAGCGTAGAATCGAGATCAGCATCGTAGTCTGGGGATTCTGGGTCAAGCGAAGGATTATCCTTCTTGACTTGCTCAAAATCTTCTGCCCATTTTTTGACCTGACTGCCGTATTCGTTTTCTACTCGATTACTCGCTGTGAGCAGTTCGGCGGCTTGCATCGCCCTTTCGTTGACCATTCTATTCAAATCGTCAACTGTCATCTCGCCGTTAGGAAGCTCGGGGGCTGGTTGATTCGCAAACTCTTCCATTTTGGCTTTGAGTTCGCGATTTTCCTTAGCCAGATTCCGGATTCTTTCCTGAGTTTTGTTGGCGAGGGGTTTCTCTTCCTTCGATTCCTCTTGAGGTTTAGCTGGCTCCTCAGCAGGCTCTTCTGTCGGCTCTTCGACTTCTTTCGGTTGCTCAACTGGAGCTTCCGCAGGTGCTTCAACCTGTTCCGTTTCTTCGGGTGACGATTCCGAAGCCTCGGCAGGCTCATTTACGTCGATGTCCTTCAATTCCATTTAATTGGAATTACTGATTACACACCGCTTTTTTCCACAGAGGATGCGCTCTGGTTATTGAAAACTATTTAACTTCAATTATCTTGTCGTGACTGGCAAGGGCGACTATCCTTCCGAATATCGTTTTAATCGCTTCCTCATTCTTGCCCACGACGACATATTCCATCCCTGGGTTGACTTCAAATACCGGCTCAATCGGGTTAATCATCATTGAGTTCCTAACTGATAAAGCGACATACTTCCCTTTGTCCTTGCCTTTGGTTATGAGTCCGGCCACGAATAGCCTATCGTCTTTTTTTGCCTTTTCTTTTTTGATTGATTTTTTCATAAATCCCTGTTATTTATTTATATCCAAATCCTTACTAATTTAGGCATTCCTTTTTCGTCTATTCCCACTAATTGCTGACCTGGATGCACTCGAAATCCGTGAGGAGTTTCGCAGGAATCGCAGACTATAGTCGTCCCTTTTTGCTTCCACGAATGGGTTTTCGAGACTGTCGGCTTTCCCACTTGATGAAGTTTCGTTTCCACTTCCATCTCTGGAAGAGTTTCCGAAGTTTCTTTAATATGCTCATTCGGTTTTTGCCCCATCTTCTTTAGCTTTTAAAACTTTAGCCGTTTCTTCGACATCATCGATAACCCCTTGATAGGCTTCTACTAGTAAATCTCTTAGGGCGCACTTAAACCCGTATTCTTCCATATTATCGATTGCTTCGACTGTATTCTGAGTAATAGTAGCCGAGTCATTGGCCGCCTTAATCTTGCGCTCCAGGCGTTCTTTCAAGGCCACCCAACGGACATCATTAGCCAATGCGCCTATCTTCTGATCTTCTGTTTCCGCTTGCTCAATCGCCGGGCTTACCTCGTCTACGGATTTTTTAATATTAAATTGTATGGGGGCTGATGTTTCCATTTAGTTCTTTTTAGTTCTTTTTCCGTGATAATTAGGGCCACCGGGGGCTGCGCCTTCTTTCCTCGCTATCATTCCGATAACCGCTTGCGGTACGCCTTGAGCTTTCATCTGGGCCGCTCTCCCTCCGTGTCCGAGTTTATTGGACTTTCCTTTGAAAGTTCCTGTTTTCTTTATTTTCTTCGGAGGGAACTTTGAATCAGGGAATTTCTTCTCTACTTTGTCTTTGACTGGTTGCCCATCTAGCATCGGCATAGGTCTTTTGCTCACCATACTTTTAGGCATTGTCTTTAGGCTGATTGGCTTCATTGTTGTATATTAGGTTGATTAACTTGCGGGGGTTGGTTGGCCGCGTTGATATTATGAATTTGGTTTATTCCGTGCGTAATCGGGTCGGTTCCTTCTGGTTGAGGAGTTATCGATTGGGAAGGTTGTAATCCGGCCTGGGCTTCAATCTGGCGTTTAATGTCTTCTGGCGCATCCTTATAATTTAAGGACTCTGAAGGGGCTTTAACGGGCTTCTCTTGGGATTTCTGAATGAGTTCTTGAAGAGCTTGACCCATTTGTTGCACTGTCTGAGAGAGTTGCTGGATTTGAGCCTGTGAATTCTGTTCTTGTCCCATCTTTTCTGGATTGTCTTTGTTTTCCTGGACAATCTTTTCTCCGTCTTGAACTCCCGCCGTGAGGATGTAGCGTTTCATTGCTTCTCCGAATTTGAAAGTCTTATCTCCCATCGTAAATTCTCCAGTCTGGGAGATTTGCTCCATTGCGTTAGGAAATTTGAGAACCAAAACCATTATGTCAGTCAAAGCTTGATGTTCTTCGGTGTCGTCCTTCTTCATTGTCGAGCCAGGGTCGATTGTGTATTTAAATTTGATTGTTTCTGGATCGGCTTGTTCTTCTCCTTCAATCGCTTGGCCTTCTTGCCATTGATCCGAGCTGACTGTCATTTTACCGGCTTGACCTGATTCGAAGACCTGGATGCCACCGCCAAATACTGAGGTGATTTCTTCTCTCGGATAAGATTCTTTTATCTTTTCAATATCTGATTTAAACAGAGTTACTTCGATTGGTTTCTCTTGCTTGGTGGCTAGAAGATCAATGAACTTCTGATTTATTTGCTCCAGCGCTTGCTCCATCATAAAGCGATCCCAATTATCTCTGGCTCCCTCTCTCGCTCCGAGCTGTTTCAGGGCTTCGGGTGTCTTCCCAGCTCCTGGGTCGATGTCTTTCGTTACAGAAGTATCAGTCGTTGCTCCCATATTAAGGATCTGAGACTTGAGGAACGCATAGGTGCTGTTGAAAGTGTTGAGTCCTTGCGGTGAAATCTGAAGCTGGGTGATGGCATCCGGCTTACTTCGCAACCATTTAGCTTTGGCTTTGTACTCAATAGTTGAGGCAACCACTCCATTCTGATCAAGAATAAGCGGAGGGAAAATACTCATCTGGACTCCATCCATATACAGATTAACCAGAGAATTGGCGGCTTTCTGAAGTGTGTAGCCTCTTTCAAATTCGGCCAGTCCGTAAAGTCTATCTAAGAGCGGGAAACAATGTTTCATCACTATCGGAAGCTCATTGTTATTCTGAGGATTCGGAATGTCTCTTACGATTAGGCTGTATTCCTTTGAATAAGTAATCCAACGGTCTTTTCGGTATTCGGTCATAAGTTCGCATTGGGCGAATTCTCCGACTTCGGTCTGTAGGTCTCCATTTAGTCTTTCGTTCACTGGCAACTTGCTTGATTCCTGTTGCTGCTTGGTTTTAGCCCCGTCTTTGACTTTCTTAATAAGTTTGTCAAGGTTCTTCCAGACTGATTTATTCCTTGATTTCAAATAATCCAGTGATACCCAAGTACTAACTTGAGCAAACAGCATATCCGAGACATTGACGCATCCGGCTTGGGGAAAGAATGACCGGGGATGGATGATCCACATATCCGGCCCGATGTAGTCGTTGTCTATCCGATAATCCACTAGAGCAGGCATTGAGCCGAAAACTCTTGAATAGATGTTCCAGATTCTTAATTTGGTCAGGAAATCAAACTGGCTGTCGGCGTTGGGGACAATATACTTCTCGTGAACAATATTCATCATTAGGCTCTTTCCCTTGTCTTCATTCGTGAGAGCCTGAATCGTACCCGTTGGGAATTGAGCCATTACTCGGGAAGCGCCGTCAAATACAAGGTTCACAAGGTCTTGGGTGTTTACCTTGCTCTTGGACACTTTGCTCCCAGCATCAGTTAAGTTTCCTACCAAAAGATTCTCTCGGTCATCCCAGCTAAAATCACCATCCCTAAAGGGTTCCAGATATTTGTCCGATTCTTCGTAATGATGATTAAGCTCAGCTAAGAGTTTGCTGTCATCATTCTTGGGGGTTGATTCTTTTTTTATTCTTGCCATTTATATAAAACCCTGATTCACCACATTAATTCTTCCTTGGGAAGTTCGGCCCTTATTTTGTAAATTTGTTCTTCTGACGGTGTTTGACTAAGTTCAAACCACATCCTCATCATCAAAGCGTCTGCATAGTCGGGGCTTCGGCCTATCGCCTCCTTAATTTCGTCCTTGCTAATTATCTTCCTCCGTCCGTCCTTGTCGCTATCTTTGCTTTTTATCTGCTCCAGTTCTTCAGTCAAAAGAGTTTTGATCGTTTCGTCGGTTGTCTTTATCGAAATCTTATGGCCATTAACATACTCGGCCAGCTTATAGGTGCATTGTGCTTTGAGGTTGGCGAAATTCTCCGGCTTCTCAGTATTCTTATCCTTGAATGCGGGTGAATTGGCGATGAATCCATTTGCGCCAGGCAATAAGTCCACCACTCCTCCACCAATGCCGTCCTCGTCTATCAAAATATGGCTTCTCGGGATTTGCTCATCCCGCTCGATTTCTTTTATTTTACTGGCGGTATCGGGAAGGCTTTGTTTGATGTAGGTTTCTATCTTTTGACAATCCAACCCTTTCCAAACCTTAACCACCGTCTTATCTTTCCCGAATCTGGCAATGTCCGCCGTGATGTATTTTTCCTTGTTTTCTTCGACGGTATTCGTGAATAAGTCGGCAATGTTCTCGTACTTCATTAGGGCCGTAGGATCGTCGTCATATTCCCAGTTTCCAAACATCAATCTTTGCTTTGTGGCTTTGTCTGAAATTTGTCGGAGCTGCTTCCCATATTCTTCAGCGGTATAGGTATTATCCGTGTATAGAGCCTGGATATAAGCGGTGTTTTCCGGAAGCAATTTATCCCTGTAAGGTTTATAGAATAACGAATATGTCCAGTTCTTTTTCGGGTTTCCGCTTATCGCCATTGTCGGGTGAATCGCGAACTCCTTATTCTTATGTCGGCCTATTCTAGTTTTCAGAACATCATAGGCCAGGAAATGAACCTCTCCAGCTTCTTCAATAGCCCCATCGGTGTATTCAAGGCTTCCAAATCGTTCATAGAGTGGATCGGTTGGGAGATATTTCAAATCAATCAAATCAATCCGGCTTCCGTTTTTAAAATCTATGTAATTGTATTGTCCGTTCAGTTTCCAAGTTCCTTGTGGTATTTTGTGCCACTGGCATACCTTCGTAAATGTAATGAATGTGGATTGCATCAACCTTTTCAGCTCTTCCCGTCCGATGAAACTCTTATATCCGGGGAACCTCAAAGCATTTATCAGCCTTGATTCACATATCCACCAGCTTTTGCCTCCTCCAGCTCCACCTCCTAGAAAAACAGTATCAATCTTCGGATCGTTCAGGGCTTGATATGCTAGGTGTTGCTTTGGGTCCGGTTTTAGAGTTATCTCCATCTGGAGTTATATAATTTATTCCTGTAATTGAAATGGGGTTATCTCCTTCATCTCCTCCGACTAAAGGCTGTTTAGCTCTTCCGAATATCTGTTCCACGGTTAGTTTCATCACATCGGTTTTATCTTTCGACGCCTGTTTCACCGTGTTAATCAGGTCTGCTATTTCTTCTTCCGTAAAGTAGTCTGCGAATGTTTTTTTCTTTGGTCTTCCTTTTGGATTTGGGCTAATTCCAGGTAGCCATTTTCCTTTTTCATCTCTTTCAGGCAATGGCAAATCATCAGCTCGTTCCGCGTCTGAATTGATATTGTTTCCTGTTGTAGTTTCATCTGTCATTCTATGCTTTTATCTAATCGGCCGAAGGCCGTGGGAGTCTAGCGTATTTCATCTAGCGACTTCCGATCGACTAAATAAAATAAAAAGCACCTTCAAAATTATGAGGTGCCTTCCGGTTGACCAGTCAGGCAAAAATATGTTGTTCTACTCTTATATTATACGCTACTTTTCGGAATCGTGCAATAGGCCATACCATTCAGGCGTACAATTTCCGAATCTTATGCACTTATTTAGATTTATATCAACTATTTGGTGATTGTGTATTTTTACATTCACATCAGCGAATCCGTGCTTTTCTGCTTCTTCTATTGCCTGGCTTAATTGTACCAAACGTTCAGCTTTTGTCAAATGCCTGGTTATTTCTATTTCTATCATTTATTTTAATCCCCCGATTATTTTATCTTATAGTATAAAGAAATACTAGTATTGAGATTACTAAACAGACTAAATAGCTTATTTTCCTCATTGTTTTTCATTAAATAATAAATATTCTATTTGCTGATTAGTCAAAAGAGTTCCTTCTGGTAATTCGTTTATATACTGCCGAAGGAGTCCTATGTTTTGTTTTACTCTCTTTTCACAATCTTCCCATCCGGCCTTATACCATTTGTCTTGATATTCTATTCCGAATTTTTCTTTCACACCGACACCAGCGTCCTCGCAGCACTCACGGCAAAATGAATAATCATCGAAGTCAATGGCTTCGGTATAATCAGTTTTTCCACAATTGGCGCATTTTGTTTTGGAAGCCGTTGTTATTTCTCCGTCGGCTTGCCTCTCGAATCCTTGCGCCAGCTCCGCACTTGCCATTGCTTCTTCAGCCAGCATTTCAAATTTAAGTCCGGGGAACTCTTTTTCAAATTCTTTTTTTGTGAATTTTGTTTTAGGATGATGTTCGCAAAAGGTTATATATCCTTTTCCAGGCGTGTCTAATATCTCTTTTCCACATTTTTCGCATCGAAATGAACTCATTTTTTTTAGATTAAAAATATTTTATTTTTATACTCTGATAACCTTAATTTGAGCTGTTTATTTATTTCTATAAAATCCTGTAATGTCATCGCCCGAAGATTATTTGTTTTTTCCTGTAAGTAGTCGAGAGTATCCTGACCTTTTATTTCCTGAACCTTGACTACAAACCATATCGGCTGATCGTGAGCCTTCCTGTG